GGGTAGCCGTTGATCTTGGTGTAGTCGCCATCCAGGAGGTAACGGCCGTTACCCTGGGCACGTTCGATGGTCTTCAGGTCACCGATGACCTTCGCGTTGGTCAGGTAGGCGAGCTTGCCGCGGTTGCCGTTCTCGGCGTTGACCTTGGTCTCGAGCTCGACGACCTTCGCCCAGGTGATGGGGCCGCCGTTGGCACCGATAGCCACGGAGCCGATGCCGGCGGTGTTGAGGATACCCGTGGGCTGTCCGTTGGAGCCGGTGCCGGCGATGGCGGCGGACTCGAGCAGGGAGGCGTGGGCCTCGAGGATGCGGTTCCAGATGATGCTCTCCACGTCCAGGGAGGTCTGACGGAGCAGGTCCTTGGAGAAGGCACCGATCACGGCGTTGCGGTGAGGGGTGAGGGTGACGCTGGAGAAGGTGGCCTTGGAGACGGAGGCGGTAGCGCCTTCGGCATACCAAGCGGCGGTCATCTGACCGACACCCACCAGCGGAACGGTACCGACGAGGTCGCCGAGGACGGTGGCGCCGAGACCGGCGATGACCATCTTGTCCTTCAGACCGTCGATGTAGCGGGGAGCCGCGGTCACCTTGGCGTAGCCGCCGTCGGCGTTGGTGGTGTAGTTCTGACCGGCAGAAGCACGGAGAGCGGCGGACGGGAGGGCGAAGCCCTTCTGGGAGAGGCCCAGACGCTCGTACTCCTTGCGGCCCATCTCGGCGACCTCGGCCTCGAGACCGGAGAGACGGCCCTCGGAGGCTTCGCGGACGAACTTGACGATGGAGAAGGAACGCTTCGCCTCCTTCTCGAGGTCGGCCAGCTGCTTGTCAGCGAGACGCTGCTGGGCGAGTTCGAGCTTGTTGGCGTTGTCGAGTTCCTCGGTGAGATCCACGGCCTTCTGCACGGCGGCATCATAGGCAGCCTTGTCGGCCGTAGCATCCATGGCCCGGACGGCTTCGACCTGGGCCTTCAGATCCTTGCGGATTTCTGCGATTTTGCGCATTGGTTTTTGGAATTATGGTTAAACAATAGCAGCCGACGCTGCCAGGATAATATCAGCCTGCTGCAGGACGGCCTGGGCGTCGATGCCCTTCTCCTCCTGCGGTTCGGGTTCAGGTTCCGGCTCGGGCTCAGCGGCCTTCTTCCTCGCGTCGTCCTCGGCATACAGGGCGGCCAGCTCCTCAGCGGCGAGATCCTCGCCCTTGCGGGTGGCGTTGGCGTTGGCTGGGATGTTCACGACGGAGATCTCCAGGAGCTCCTGTCCGGCGTAGTAGTAGGTCTCGCGCTCCTCGCCGCGGGCCTCCTCGCCTTCGCCCCAGTGGCCATTGCCAAGGGGAAGGAAGCCGACGGAGACGGCGTTCAGGGAGCCGAAGAGAACCTTCTGGTAAACCTTCTCAGCGAGCTCGTTGATTTCCTTCGGCTCGAAGGTGATGTCCACCAGGAGGGTATTGTCCTCGACGTAGGCGCGGCCCTTGCCGATGACAAAGTCCACGTCCTTGGTGTCCCAGGCGCCGTAGACCTCATGGTTGTAGCCGATCACGGGATTCGCGTTGAAGCGATTGAGGTCCCAGCCGGCCTGGTTGAGGACAGTGTGGGCGCTGTCACGCGATCCGTCGGATGCGACGAAGGTCACCGTCCTGGTGTCGGTGTTCTTCTTGCGGATCTCGGGCACGAAGGCCCTCATTAAAATCTTGTCCATAGTCTTATGCGTTCGGGTCTTCGGGCTCGGTCTTGCCGACGACCCCGGTGTTCAAAGGATAGAGCATGTCGTCCAGCCCGTCTTTGTGCTGGAGGCCCTCCATGGCACGGACCTCGTTCCGGCTCATGTAGCCGTCGAGGATGGCGTTGTGGTAGTAGGCGCTGCGGGCCTGGGTGTCTCCGCGGAGCAGTCCGTCCAGGGAGAACTTCACGCTGTAGATCTCCTGCTCAGCCTCAGTGAAGAGCTTGCGCTCCAGCTCGTCCTCCAGGCGCTTGACGGTGGGCCGGAGGCTGTACTGGACGAACTGGATGGTCTGATGCTCGATGTTGCTGAAGGTCGCGTGGGAGAGCTCGGCGACCATGTGCGGCGGGATGTTGATGATCCGGCACACGTCCTGGATGGAGAGCGTCTCGGACTGGATGAGGGCAGCGGCGACCGGGTTGACGGAGAGCTGCTTGTACTTCACGCCGTACTCCAGCAGGGGAGTATCGAAGTTCCGGGCGCTCTTCTTGAAGTGACCCATGAATGCGTTGAACTCATCGTCGCCCAGGTGGCCTTCCGTCTCCAGGACCGCCTTGAGGTTGCCGCCCCGCTCGTAGAACTCGGAGGCGAATTTCTCGGTGGCGAGGGACTTGCCCAGGGAGAGGGCGTTATAAATGACCGGATTCACGCCCTTGATGCCGTCGAGCGTCACGAGCATGAAGTGCAGCATGTTGTCGTCGGAATAGGTGCCGTTAAGCCACTGGAAGTCCTTGTCCATGGCGGTCACCTTGTACCACTTCTTCCCGTTCACGATGGTGATGCCGGACACCCAAGTCGGATGGATCTGATGAAGGGCGACGGGATCGCCGTTCCCATCGCGTTCGATTAAGGCGTAGGCATTGCCCCATCCGTCCAGCCAGGTGTTGATGACGTTCCAGAAGTCGAACTTGTTCGTGTAGGAGTTCGGGCGGACGTTGATCACCCTGTATGCGGGATGCTGCTTGTCATCCACCAGGCCTTCGGCGGTCTGGCGCTTGACGTATTTCGGGAAGGATGCGATGTTCTCTGACCGGATGCGAATGCCCGCGTAGAATGCGGTGACCTTCAGCGCTGCCTGGTTGTTGACAGATACGCCAAAAGGGGCCCCTTCGACAACGACGTCGGGGGCCACCGTAACGGTGGCGTCACTTCTCCGCGAGGCCACCCATTTGCTAAGTCGAGTAAACAGAGGCATGGAAGCGATCTTTGTGCAAAGGTATGGCACAAGGTCGCTTCCGGACGGGACATTTGTCCCGTTGTCATCTACGACGGGACAATCTCTCCCTCGCCTTCCGGAAGGCTTCGTAGGACGGGTATCTGGGCTCGCCGTACTCGGCCTCGTATTCCAGCTCCATCTGGGCATAGCAGGCACGGAAGGTCAGCTTCCCGCCCTTCCTCCTGTCCGACTGGATCCGCTCCCAGAACACCTCCGAGAAGCCCCTGCCGGTCACCATTCGCTTAATGTCTTCCATAGGTCAATCGTTCATTGAAATGACACGGAGCGTGTGCTCCTTGTAGATCTCCTTCGTCTCACCGCCGGTGATGTTGAGCCAGCCGCCGACAGCGTCAGCAAGAGCCACCACGCCGTCTATCTTGTTCCTGGACCTTGCCTTGTCCAGCTTGATGTTCGCGTTCGGGTCCACGTAGACCACGACGTTCCGGAACATCCAGCGGATGACAGGATTCCCCAGGAAGTTCAGCCGGTGCTGCAGGACTTCCGTCTGAATCCACTTGGACGGGACACTCATATAGCGGATGCTCTGCTGGTAGGCAACCAGCTTGTCCTCGTACTTCCTCAACTTGGGTACAAGGTTCCACATGGCCCAGGGGTCGTAAGCCAGGCACCGGACGTCGTAGGGCTCCAGCTCGTTAATGAGATAATCCACAAACCAGTCCTCGTCCAGGACCTTGCCGGGGGTGACGGTCAGCCATCCCTCGTCCTTCCAGAGACGGTAGTCCACCCGGTCCTCCTGTTCCTTCACCTTCTCCTCCGGCACCACGAACAGGAATAGGGCGACCTTAAAGGCCGGGAAGAAGAGGCAGACCGCCGAGATGTCGCCCTTGGACGCAAGGTCAAGACCGACGTAGCACTCCGCGCCCTTGAGCTGCCCGAGGTCGAAGGCGGCGTTGTTGGCCTGGACGTCTTCGTCAGAGATCCACACGTCCGGAGCATTGACCCACATGTTGAGGTTCTTCGTCTGGAAAGCGACCTGGTAGGTGCCCCCGCGGAGCTTGGCCTCTTCGCACTCCGCCCTCATGTAGTCAAGGCTCAAGGACACGCCCAGGTTGGGGTTGACCTTTGCCCAGGTGGCAGGGTCATCCCAGGCATCGCCCTCGTCCGGGCAGAAGAGCATCAGGAAGTGGTTGTCCTTCTGCTTCAGCCCGAGCAGGATGTCCTTGTACGCCTCGATGTCGGCGAAGTAGGGGTTGCTGGTGTCGGTGCCCGCCGTGGAGATGGACAGCAGCATCGGCTGACTCCGTGCGCCCATGCCGGTCTTGATCACGTCGTAGATCTCCGTGTTCGGCCAGGCGTGGCGCTCATCGCAGATGGCCGCAGAAATGTTGAGGCCGTCCTTGTTCTTGGTGTCCTTGCTCAAGGGCCGGAACACACCGGCGTTCTTGAGCGACTTCATTCCCCACTGGTAGGGCTTCGTGTCGTCGGCAAAGATGGAGTTGCGGATGAGCTCCGCGGAGGCGTCGTAGCACAGGC